GCTTCTGCAACTATGTTTGTATCTAATAATCCACTTGTGTTTGCAACTTCAATTTGAACACCAAGATGCATGGCTTTAGAAAGCCAAAATTCTACACAAGCCCTTCCAGATTCTGCAAAATGCAAATTACCTTTATAACTAAAATCTATTCCAAATAATTTAATAGTTTTTACTTTATTCCATAAAGCAAAAGCAATTGCATAAGCAACAGTGTTGTTTAAGTAACAACAATTAAATTCTTGTAATATTTCATTAATTGGAAATTCAATTAAATTTTTGCATCTATCGTCTAATTCACAAGTATAAACAGGTTTATCATCGTTTAATAAAACTTCTATCATTCCATCTGTTTGACCCCCTGCATCATCTGTATCTAAGAATCTACTAACCGGGTCCATCATGAAAGTTCTGTCGTGAAATATTACAGATCCTACTGAGTTAATAGCCCACACTTCATCAAAGTGTGCTCCATGTGATTTAGCTAAATTATAATCGTGCCAACTTTTGCCCAAACCCACAATAGCAACACTTTTGCCTTCTAAGCTTTTTATTCTCTCCATATCTCTCTCCTTATGTTATTTCGCTTCTTAATGAATCGTATCTATATTCGTCTCTTCTTCCTCTGGCTTCAGCCATATTTTTTAATCTTTGAATTTCTTGACCAAATCTAGTTTCATACACAACTTGCATTTCTGGTTCGCCTTTCATAAATGTAGATGCCTCTATTAAACAACCATAAAGCAATGCATTACGAGCATTTTTAGAAATCCATGTCCCGGTTGTTTGTACGGTTAAACTATTTGGTTCATAAAGATAATGGAGTTCAACGTTGTAACTTTGATCTGGAACAGGCGAAACTATTAAAGTAGATCCATTATCGCTACCTGTGGATAACTCTTTATCAAAATCTGCGTAATACAAAGGTCTTCCTCTTTCTGAAGTATCTACTGCATCATTAGAATATTCACGCATGAAGCTAGTGTGTTTTTTGTCTAGATAGTGGTAATCGTTATTACTGTCTATTACAGCTAAAGAAAAACTAAGTTTAAAATCTGTAGGAGCTGTAAGATAAGTATTACCAGCTGTTAAATTACCTGTTACGTTTTTTCTAAAATAATCAAATTCAATTAATTCAGAAATCCTTTCTTCAGCGTTAATAATTATATCATTTAACGTATTAACAAAAGTTGTTTCTTCGTTTTCTACATAATTTTGTATGAGTGTTTTTAATTCAGTTAATGTCATAATGTGATTGTAACCTCCCCAACTGAGCCTGTCATTTTATCTACTGTAAAATTTGATCCAACAATATCTGGATCCATAGAATTACCTTTTTCTATATCGGTGTAAATTACAACAACAAAACCTTCGCCTACACCTACATCTTCATTTGGTCTAGGTTTATATAAAGCTTCTGGGTCCATTACGTGAGGTAATGGTTCTAATTGAGGATGTTTAACTTCAAAGCATGAAGGACAAGTTTTCAGTCCATTCCATTCTTCTTTTAATTGATTAAGTTTGTATTCAAAGCCACATCTGTCGCAAATAGCTTTTGCATATTTACCAATTGCGTATGCCATAATTATGAAACTGTTTTAAAACCAACTCTAAAAGAAGCTCTATCTTCATCCTGACTTAAAGCTCTTTCAAATTCTTCTTCATACATTTGTTTTAACATTACTACTCTATCTGGGGCTTTTTTAATTGCTATGTAATATGCAAGTCCAGCTGCAAAACAAGGGTAAAATCTGAAAGGCATATCCATAGTATTAGTAGGTTTATCGGCATCATCCATCCTTACTATTTTATTAAACACTAATACATCTGTGCTATTCTCTGGAGAAGGCCATATCTTCAAAACTGGTGTTGTTAATTTATCAAGAAAAAACTGAGAAGGTCTAGATTTAGTTGATTTAGTTGGAATGTTTGCATACTCGCTTCTACTTATTCTAGACATTTGTAAGTCTAAATCAGTGCTATTAGTATTTCTTCTTACAGAACAATCAAGTATGTCTATGACGTTAGAATTTAATGTGTAATCATTTTGTCCTTCAGTAACAGTTTGAGTTGCTTGCTCTATAGTCCATTGGTTTAAACCTCTATTAGCCCATTCTGCTAACATTAAGTTTATAGATCTTTTAGCTGTTTTTAGATCGTATCCTGTTCTAAGTTCTAATCCACATCTTTCAAATGCTTCTTCTACAAACTCAGCTACATTTGGTTCAAAATCTGTGCTTCCTGAAAGTGCCATTATTCGTCCTCTGCGTATAGGTTATCAAAAATTCTGTTTATATCCAACGTGTAGTCTAAATCAGACTTTGAATAATGTATATGCGCAGATGGTTTAAAATCAGGTGCGCCTGTTCCTGTTTCAAACCAGGCTGGATGTGTAACTCTTACTCTATTGTTTGGTAAAGCCACTATATTACCTGTCCATTCTCCAGCATCTAAAAGTTCTAATACATGACTTTGTTTGTGTTGAGCTGGATCATCAGCTATTTCATTTTCTGCGTAATCTACTGTAAACATATATTTAGCTGGATAAAATTTACCATCAATCTTTGCCATCCAAGGGCAAGGTGTAGCCCTGTCTATAACATAAACTGCATGGTGATGGGATGAACAATCCCAAGGTTGAGCATCATGTACTGCCATTGGTTCAGGCCATTCTTCAAAAGGAGTATCTCCTACTAAAGCAGTTATAGGCATTCTTGCCCACATTGCTCCACCATGTATGGTGTCTTCTGGTTCTCCTTCAGCCTCTATACCAGTAAATATCAATTGAAAACTTAGACAACGACATGGCATTGTTGTAACACCAACTGCCATTGCGTGTAAAAATTCTCCTTGGTATTTTTCGTGGTTGTGCGTGTACTCTCTCCTAACCCAACATTTAAAATGTGGGATATTACTTTGCAAATAAGCCACTCTATTTTACTACTCCTCCTTTTTTATAACCTTTAGATTTCATCATTCCGCCTTTCTTATACCCTTTGGATTTCATCATTCCACCCTTCTTGTATCCTTTAGACTTCATCATGCCACCTTTTTTCATGCCTTTTGACTTCATCATTCCGCCATATCGCATGCCTTTAGATTTCATTTTTCCGCCACTACTGTAGCCTTTTGTTTTTTTATACATGTTTACTCCTAAGAAAATTTAGTTCTTTTCCTTCTATTAGACATAACTCTACCACATCCTCTAGCAATTCTTCTTACCTCTCCACCTTTTTTTAATTTAACTTTTGCTTTCTTCGTGTTAGCAACAACAGTCTTACCTTTTCTTCCAGCTGCTTTCTTTTTTTTTGCTGTAGTGGAACGTTCTTTTTTAGATAGACTTTGTGCTTTAGATCTTGGTAAACAACGATCTGGATTCTTTTTATCTTTGCTAGTACCACATGGTCCCTTGATAGAACCATCTGTTCCTATCCTAACCCAATCTTGTTCACGCCATTGTTTTAGTTGTCCCATTATCTAAGTCTTTGTCTATCTTGCCTAGCTTGTCTTCCACCTCCAACAACAAGGCCACCTTTTTTCATTTTCTTTGCTTTAGACTTTTTTGCATAGTTAGGATCTTTACAATACTTTGATGCTGCCATATTTGCATATGCAGAAGGATATGTATCAAAAGTACGTTTTGCCCAAGCTTTTCCTTTTGGACATATTTTTCCACCACTTTTTGCTTTAGTCATTTAACACTTCCATCTTCTACGAGCTTGTCTTATTCTTGAATTAGGGTTATTTCTAGTTTTTGCAGAACTTCTTTTAAGTTGTCCTGCTGATCTTGCGCAATAAGATTTACGCCTTTTAGCAGCTTTGCTTCCTTTCTTAACCTTACCAGTCACTGCTGTTTTAAGTTTAGAGCCTGGATTAGCTCTACGATGTGCAGCAACACCTCTTTTAGTCATACCAGCCCCACTCTTTGTGGGGCGGTAATTAGCTCTTTTGCCCTTAGTTGTTCGCCTTATAGCTTTCTGACGAGGCATTACGCATAAAATGTTGTCATAGTACCAAAGGTGCTTTGCGTGTATTCTC